CCGCTTGTTCCCATGTTTACCTTTACATTGCCACCTGTTCCAACGTATAAAGCATTATGGCTAAGTGAACCATGATTTCCACTGTCTATATCTATCGCAACAGCAGTTCCATAAACCATATCCGCTAAAGAGGCTTGAGCTGCTTCTGTTGCAGTTTTAATATCGTTAGTATCAGAATCTATAGTGGTAAGTAAAGCTTCATTGGCCGCATGGTCTACGTTAGCTGCTGTCAAAAGAACTTCAATAGCTGCCATATCTACTTTTATTGCATTTGTATCAGCGTCAATTCCTGTTAATAATACTTCATTAGCAGCGTGGTCAACATTCGCAGCTGTTAATAAAACTTCTATAGCTGCTAAATCTGTAACTGCTGGGTCATCAGAGGCTAACGTAACTCTTTGTACTCCAGATGCTACTGCACCAGCGCCACCAACAAAATCTGTTCCTGCTATGTTAGCATTTACATTTAAGTAGTTCCCATCTACAGCATTGTCTAGTAATTGCAACGCAGTAATCATTGTAGTTTGATTTGCTGCCGTAGCTCCACCAGAAGGCAAAGCAGACGATACGATATCTACTTGCACGTGACCTGCTGAGTCTACTAAAGGAACGGTGCTAGTTCCAGACCCATCGGCTGCTGTATTGGCGTATATAGTTACGCTATCATTTGCCTTATCCAGAGAAACATCTATCGCTACATCTCCACCCTCTGTAGTTAAGGTAACATTATCTATATCAACCTTTAAAGCATCCTCTCCTGAGTTTAAAACTTTGTTTAAAAGCTCATCGGTTTGATATTTTCTTACATCTGCCATAATAAATCCTTTTACGTAAAGTCAGCCATCAAGACTCTTCTTGGGCCACCTGTTTTATCTCGTTTTTGCATACCATTCTTTTTTACTGACTCATTGTACTTGTTTTCATGTATACTTGCTAGATTTAAACTTACACTAGCAATATTACCATCACCTGCTGTGCCCGCTCTATCTTGATACAATCTTGCTTTTACATAGTCTACGATAGCGCTATGAAATACGTTGTCTACATCGGGTGTATCTGTTATTGCAGATACTGCATTTGGCTCTGCGTAGTAATGCAGTAGTAAGCCATTGGTAACTGCTTCATTGATTGGTTTATATTGTCCGTATTTACTATGATACGAACCTTCCGTATTCCCTTTTAAAGTAACCAAACCTAAATGATTGCCTTTAATAAACCATGCTATATAATCTTCGGGGTAATTGTATGTACTTGCCATTAGTCTATATCCATTGTTGGTATTTCATTTTCTAAGAGTCTTGGTATTTTTACATAGACTCCCTTTGAGTCCATAAAGTCTACTCTAAACACTTTGTTTATTTCTACACCAGAATTGGTATCACTCAGTGTATACCATTGCTGGTCCGCTACTGTATTTGTTTTAGCGTATTCTACTTTTGTATTATACTTTCCCATTTCCACAATAGCTTCATTAATTAAATTTATAATGTATGTTTCAGGAGCGTTTGGAAAGGCTTGCCTTACTCTTGATATAATCTTTTTAACAGTTAATGCGTGTACAGCCATCAGTCAGAATCCTTTCCTAATAATCCTACCTGCGTATAGGTTCTTGTTTCGTTTTCCCAATTACTATCTACTGTTTTCCATGAACCAAGCAAGTTAAAGCTAGGTGCTGTATTTAAAGAAACAAGCGTAGAGCTTGGGCTAGTATTCAAAGCAACTAGAGTAGATGATGGTAATGTGTTCAAAGCTACTAGAGTAGAACCGGGAGAAGTGTTAAGCGAAACCAATGTCATGCTGGGGCTTGTGTTTAATGTTACATTAGTAAATGCCATTACCCACCCCTTACAATCTGTATACCTTTATCGTAATCAGCCTGCAACTTTGCTTGTTGCTTTTCTAGCCTTGCATACTCTGCATTGTCAGCTGCTATGCGCGTCTGCACTTCGTTGCTGTATGCTTGTGCAATATTCAGTTTTGATTGTATTTGCGAAAGATAAGCGTTGGCTGTTCCTAAAAAACCTTGTGCTGTGTTATTGTATGCACTAGCAGTACCTAAGTATCCCTGTGCTACATTTCCATAACCGCCGGCAGTACCCAAAAACCCTTGAGCTACTGATACTTGTGCTTGGACCTGATTAACCCTAGCAGATACTTCGTTTACATAACCCTGAGCTTCTCCAAGACTGCCTTGCGCTTCACTCAAAAATCCATTACCTGCGTTTACGTGAGAAGATGCTAACTCCACATCTTCTGCTGTATTAGCAGTTACCGCACTATCAAACTGTGTATTTGCTAAACCTACTGCTGTATTGACTCTATCTACTGCTGTATTTATTGCAGTGGTTGCTGTATCTATTCCTGAGTCAACCAACACTAATGCTTCATCTAGCTCTGCATTTGACAGGTCCACCTCTGCGTTCATTAAGTCTACCTCTATATTAGCTAGAGCTATTTCCGCTGTTGCCTTGTCTACCTCTCCGTTTGCCAATCCTATTTCTGTCGCTGCGCTATCTGCAATAGTAAGCGTTTCATCTATTTCTGCATTAATTGCAGTTAACGCTGTAGTTATATCTGAATTGCTTGACTTACTACCTAATAAATTTTGTAAAGATTTTATAGCTGCATATATCGGAACTAAGTATTCTGCTTCGTCTGGAAACTTAGCTATTGAGCTATCTCCAAAAGCTACAGCAGGATATGCTAATGCTTGTACATGAGCGTTTTGCGAGTTGGATGGTTCTGGCACTACAGATAAAAGATTATTACTAATATAATACACTGGGTCTGTTGCGCTTGCTGCCATCATATCATTAGAGTCTCTAACTCTGCCTTGCAACTTAGCAGGCACCGCTCTACACGGTTGATTGATTGTACCGTCATCTCTTGTCACTGCAAATACTTCAGAACCAGCAACGGTATAATTTGTAGAGCTACCGTTTAATTCATTAGAGGTAGTAAACAGCCTTTTTTTAAAATCAGGTAAGGTCGTCAATATTTCTTTTGCACCATCAGTTAAAAACTGTGTTAACTCTGTTTGAGTTGGTGCACTGCTACCATCTATAGATAAGCTTGTTAATCCTTCTACTTGTGCTTCAAACGTTGCCATCTAAAACTCCACCTTTTGATTTAATATCATCACCAATAGTTGTCTCTTTAAAATTAATTAAATCCTTACGGATTGCAGTTGCAAAGTTAGAATCTCTAACTATTACACTAGGGTTATATAATGGCGCACTTGCTCTTAGGCCGCAGGACCTACAGTAAAACCATCCACCCTCATTGTCAGCTTTACAATGCTGACAGGTCATTACGCTCCACCGACAACCAAAGTCATTACTCTATCACCAGCTAGCGTTGCGTGGGTGATAGACAATACTTTATTGTTTGTAGAATCCAATGACTCAATAAAATCTTTTATGTCTCTAGCCATTGTTCCCACCGCACCAGTTTCAATCCCTGGATTTCCTGGGTGTATAAACACTTGAACTTTGACGTTAGCGTAATCAGCCATATTATTCCTCTTAAATTTTAATTTTACGGATTTTCGGGGCTAAACCTTTATACGAATAGCCCCACAGAAATCCAATCTGTTGTCTTTATATGTTCAGACTATGAAGTAGTAATTGCGTTATCAATACCGGACATACATTCTGCTACGTATTCACCACCGGTGAACATAACATTAATGTAATCACCTTTTTGTGCTGAAGTACCAATAACTACATTAGATACCTGAGTACCTATTGTAGAGTTGGAAGCATTTCCGCCTGCGTCTTTCATTACCAAGCTAACAATTGCACTACCAGCAGCGATTGTAATAGCGCCAGTTGGTGTCTCTTCTTCTACAATAAACTTGTAGTGACATCCATCAACGCCAGTTGATGCTGTTGGAAGTGTAATTTCATACGCACCACCAGCAGAACTGAGCATGAAAACTTTTCCACTGTCAGCTTCTACTAATGTACGTGCTACGGTAATCGGTTCTATCTTTTTTAGAAATCCGCCTTTACCACTGTTCTTTTCTCTTGTTGCCG